TCTTGTAAGTGGTCTTATTGCTGTGTTGCAACAGCACTGTGGGTTTTGGTCTGCTCATAGGTGTAAAACTATACAACTATATTTACCAAAATTTTGTCAGTAAAATTCTTACTGGATCATCCGCAGTTAAATATCGGTATGCTTGATTGTCCATACGATGAAATAGTAGTAACTGGATGTTCGTTCTCCTGCGGAGCTGAAATGAATGATCATTTACTTCCTAGATGGTCCAGCGAGGAAGAACGGAGATTAGCAATATGGAAATGGGGCAGGGATCATTTAAAGGTAAAAAGAATTAGTGATCTCGAAAATATAGCATCCAGACAGTGGCATAAGTTAGAGCGACAAAACAGTTGGCCTGCTCTTTTACAAGAAAAATTGAAGATTACTGTGACAAATCTATCGTATTCCGGAGCATCCATTGGCCACTCGTTGGTAGCATATTCACAATTTTTGAAAAACATGGAAAAAAATAAAAAAATTCTAGTAATTCATCAATTGCCAACGATGGGAAGAATGTTTATCCGGTTGGGTAAAAATAACGAAAGAATTCATGTCTTACCCTCTGATGTTCACGACCATGCAACTTTTGGATTTTCTAAAATATACTACAAAAAAGAAATTGCTAGAGTAAACAGGATATACAAACACAGAGTAATGTCTACAGGATACATTGAAAGACATTATCGGAGAATCCTAAATAGATTGGATAAGTTATCTGTGAAAAATCGCATGAGGACATTTTATATTTTTCCTGGATTGGATACAATACCAATGTCTAAATATTTTTCCAACATTCTTTTAGAAAATTTTTCAGACTTTAGATCTCAGTACCCAGCAGGACAAGGTGGACATCCTATAGGACCCGATTTTAACACAGATATGTGTAAAATGATAATTTCTACTTGTTTTTAGAAAACTCACCACCATCCATCTCAATGTTGATGGTCTGTGCTTCCTTGGCGGTCTTGAGTGCCTCTATGATCTCTTCCTGGATCGTGACCATGCGGGTCATGACCTGTGTTAGACTATCGGCTAGTTGGTCCGCTTCCTTGGCGGGTATGATGATCTGCCTCTCACCTTTCTGCCGTAGGGTTCTGATCCTACCTATAAGGTCTTCTATGGGCCTAGTTTGAATCTTGGAATTCTTTGACTGCATTGTTCAATACCTGTTGCATTTCTAGTTTGGTCTTCATTGGGCCCTTGAATTCATACCTAGAAAGGGTTATCATTTTAGGACAGTAGGCCTTGCGCCATCCCTTCTCGAAACATATGATGTAGTATCCAGCACAGAACTGGCTCTTGCTTTTTGGTGTTTTGGTGTATACAGGCAGTTGCTTATGCACGTCAAACATGGGATTGTATGGGTGTTGACTGCAAGGAAATCCGTGTACATCAAAGTTGTCTGTCTGTATCTCTTCTTCTGGCTTCTTGACATCGGATTGTTCGAATATGTTAAAGCCAAATCGTGTGAACAGGCTCTCCTGTGTGTGGAACACTTGTCTCTTGTCCTTCTTGCTGAGGAAAGTCCAACCGTTGTCCGCCTGTTTCTGTAAGGTACCCAATTTCTCGCCGTTTTGCTCGACTATCCAGAACTTGTCTTTGACTAGGGTCTTGGCTCTCACCGTCATGCTTGTAACCTCGCGTTGAATGGCTCCACGTACAGTTGCGCCTGCTCGCTGATCCTATTTAAATCGTACTTGGCACAGAACCTCATGAATCTGATCCCGACCTGTCCCACGTTCTTGGCCTCCGACTTGGCCTGTGCTATGGTCTGGTCCAGTTCCTCTATGATGGCCTCTGGCTGTGCGTGTAGGTCCACTAGCAATCTGTTCCTCTCGTAGTCTTCCAGTACCCTGTGTTCGTTGCCGTCATGGTCCACCCACTTGCTCAGCATCAGGTTGTTCCAGGTGTAGCCTTTCTCGTGCCTGTCCGCGTAGGCCTCCTGTAGGCCAATCTTGTTCTTGGTGCCCTTTGTCCGCACACCCGGGTATGCTGAGAATATGTTGTCTGAAGGATCACCCCTCATGGCCTTCTCGAACACTATCCATTCCGTGTCCGGTGCCGGCTTGGGTGCCTTCAATTTCTTGTCTATGACGGGATTACCCTTGGCGTCGAACCAACCCTCGTGTGTGAGTGTGGTCTCGTTCACACCATTGTACTGTTTCACACGTGGTGTGATCAGTTGATTGAGATCCTTGTCCGTGCTGATTATGACGTGATTGTCATCTGGATGCTTGTCGATCCATCTCGCAATTAGGTCATCTGCCTCTGCTCTAGGGTTCCTTAGCACCGTTGCGTTGGTCTTGGTCTTGATGAAGTCCACGAAGTCATCATACACTTCCCAGAACACCTCGTTCTCTTCCTTCTCCTGTTGGGTCATTGCGTCCGCCATCTCCTTACGGTTCCGCTTGTAGGGTGCGTAGTGATCCTTCCTCCAACTCCTGCCCTCTAGACAGAACACCACATGTTTGCCCTCGAAGTCCTGCCAGGCCTTCTTGATTGAGTTCATCATGATGTGTATGGCCATGCCCACCTTTTCACTGGTGTCTCCCCTGATCACGTGTCTGGCCCTAAAGAATGTGTTGGCTGTGTCTACCAGTATGTGCGTCATAGCATATTATAACACTTACTTGGTGTTTTGTCTATGTAAAAAGAAAGGGTTATCCATGTTGTTAAACTTTGGTAAGTTTGGATTCATGGCTTTGTAGTGTTGCGGATACAGATTTATGTAGTCTATTATATCTCTTGTGGTAGTGAAGAAAGTTTCTGTCATGGGCATAGTGACGAAATCGTGCTGTTTCTCTAATTGAGCATATACATAGGCCTGTTGTATGATGTCTAACGGCGGAATAGTGATGTCTCTGTCTTCCTTGACGGCGTCTAATACTAGATTAGTGTTTCTGTGAGTCTGGAAAATAATATTTCTACTCAAAAACTGCTCGTGTATGTGCTCGAGTTCATCAAAAGAAAGATCTAATCCAAAAGCATCGTCAAGATTTTGTAATTCCTTTTTTAATTTTTCCAATGTGAAAAAAACATCTACCTGTGTGTAATTTATGTTGTTGTCTCTTTCTAGGTTTTCTTTCATCCATCCTATGTCTTGTTCCGCGGTGACAACACTGCCTTGATTATGCCAGTCGAGGAATCCTAGTTTATAGGCATCACGCAACAGCCATTTTGGGACACTATCGCTAGTGATGGAATACAGGGCACGTATCTTGTTGTAGAACGCTTTGTTATAACTTTTTAAGAAAGAAATATCCTTGTGTACATTATGAATGTCTCGGTTGGCATCACCGGCCCGAGCCATCGCAACACGTTCATAATATAATATGTTCTTGGAATATAGGATTTTTATTATCCTTGTATTCTTCAAATTTTTATTTTTTTCGTGTTCCTGTGTATCAACGAATTCAGCAAAACCCGAGTAGTCGATTTTATTGTGTGAATTTCCTAGTTCGTTGAATGGCAGTTGTTCAATGTTTGGAGTTCTATCACTCAATCTGTCAATCAAATAGGTCAAGTAATGCCCGTGGCATCCGGCGCTATTAAAGATGTAAACGTGAGGGCTAGGAAACTTCGGTCTTGCCATCGTCTCTACGGTTGATCTGCACGTAGCCAGAACCAGTGACGTCGATGCCCTGCTCGTTGCCTATGGTCCTACAAAGTGTCTGGAACCACCTGTCCACGATCTCCTCCTCGGATGCACCTTGGTATCCCGACTGCTTCAGCATGTTCACGAATTCATCGTTCCAGTCCAGTTCAAAAAAACCATTCCTAGGGTTCTCTGGGTTGACGTTCAGGTTCAACACCTTGACCATTGGTTCCTCGCTCTTCTTGGAACCTTTTTTGTTTGTCTTCTTGATGGTTGTTTTTGCTGTTTTTTTTACTTTCATAACGTTATTATATCATATTTCTTATTATCTGTCTACTTTTTTCTAAACACAAAGTATTTTCTTTGGTTAGTATCGTCCCTGATGTCTAAAACTTGTAGATTGAATATTTCTGCAAGTTCTATGATGAATGGCACGTTCCAACTGAAGAACTCTATCCACTTGGCCTCGGGTCGGTCGTGTTGTATTCCAGGATTGACCCTGAAGAACATGGTGCCTCCGTCAGCCAGTAGGGTCACACACCTGCCCACTTCCGCTATGATCTTGTCCCTGCTACCGAAGTTCACGGAACCCAGACACAGTATCACGTCAAACTTCTGATCTGTCTTGTAATTTAGGGCGCTGACTTGTAGGTCTGCTCGATCGTTGTAGGGATCTATCCCGATCAGGTTGTTAATTTTTCCCTTAAACTCGTTGTAGCCACAACCAACATCCAGCACAGCACGTGGTCTCAGGCTGTTGACTTCGTCCACTAGTGCAAGTCCCGAATATTTCCATTTCTTCATGCCGTTTTGCCAGTACTTTGAGAAGTATCTGCCTAGGCAGGCATCATCTATAACCTGTGTATATTCTTCCAATGAGTCGCATCGTTTAACAGTGACACCGAAGGTTTCCTTAATGTATGGATCGGTAATCTTTGCTAGATCGTTTTGGCTGTGTGTTAGCAGTTGTGCGAATATCTTCTTGTTCATTTGTAAATGTATACCTTGATGTCTTTGTCTGCGTAGTTGTGTGTATGTATCTTATCTCTCGGCGCTGGAGATTTTAATCCTAACACCCCACACAGGTCGAAGTTGTCTGTGGGACAAGTGATCCTATTGAGTTGTTGCTGAATGAATTGTGTGATTCCTCTGTTCTGCGATACGATTTGCGACCACATGTTGTCTGGGTCCTTGTAGTAGGTTTTATAGTTAGGGTAGGTGATGTCAAACCCACCTGCCTGCATCCACCAGTCGTAGCACTCTAGATTGCTTCTGCGAACCATAACGATAGGATAACCTAAATCCTTGAGTTTGTCCAGTTGATGTGCGAATGTGTGTGATTTAATGATCCTCTTGCCCTTGCCTGAGAACGGCCTGTCCCAGTTGTCTCGATCATTGTCGAACTCCATGCCGGGGTCGAAGTAGGCTCCCTGGTGTTTGACCACGTCCTTCTTATATGCCCTTTCACTGGTGCTGTCCGAACGATCTATGTCAGGTGACTGGTATATGTTCTCAGCCACACTGCTCCACTTTGATCCCGGGGCACCAGTGAACAGTATATAACTCACTTGGTCAGTTCCTCTTTGTACACCGTGTTATAACCCAGTTGCTGGCCACCGAAGTCGGCCAGTGTCTTCAATGCCTTTGGTGTGATAAAACTTTTCAGAGTCATGACTGCGGCGTCACCTTCCTCACCCGTCCTCCATTCGTACTTGCCAACCTTCTTCTCGATGGCGGCAACAGACTCAGGATCCGCTATCATCCTGTTGAGGGAGTCCACTAGTTTCTGTCGGTTGGGATTGCCCTTGTTCACCCAGAAAGCCTTCTGAAGTGCGTCTCTCCAACTCTTGACCAGTTTGTACGCATCATAGAAGTCACCACTCGGTGCCACTCCGTGTATCTTTTCATATAGTGCCTCGAATGTGGGTTCCGTGAAGTTGGGATCTTTGTCGTGCTTACCTGTTTTCACATTTAAAAGTCCGTGATGGAACCAGGTGTAGGCATCGCCTTTATCAATCACAGGCATCACATGTTTCTTGTAAGCGGCAGGATTTTCCCTAGTTGCGTTCAGGTCACCTCTGATGAATGCCAATCTCCTTTCTGAACCACTCATTCCTTTTACCCATACTATTTTTTCATTGAATGTTTGTATGGGATCTCCATTTGGCCCTGAGAGCAACAGCACTATGGCCATGATCTCTGGGGTCATGCCCGAGCCCGCCGGGAACTGTATGGGTCCATTAAGCACGTCAGCGTTTTTCCTGGCACCCACGATGATGTTGAGGTTCATTTGTCCTATTGACTCCCAGTCTAGGTAGTTGTAGTCCACAGGTTCAACAAGATACGATATACCATTTCCGCCATGCGAAACTAATATTGTTTTGTCATCTAACCTCAGTGTGTTTTGGAACTCGTTTGGTCCAAGTTGGTCCCTGGCACCCGGTTTGTAGATGAGATTGATCTTCTCACCTAGGTGTTTCTCCCATTCGGCCACAACTATCTGTGCCCACACGGATGTTCCACCTGATGGTTTCTGAGGCACGATCAAGTTGTAGTCGGCCAAGGCGGTGGTTGTCATTATGACCAAAGCCATTATCGTTTTCTTAAGCATAGTCTATTCGACTCCTTTTTGTTATGCCCCAATACAATAAAAGTATAACACAGATCATTAACAAAATAAAGATTGGTCTTGTGATTAGATCCGTTATCGTATGGAGCGTCGTTAGTTGGTAAGTGAGATTGTAGATCCTGTCACTCAACAGGTATCCGATCAGCAGTGCTGGTCTGCTGATTTGGAATTTCTTACACAGCACTCCCAGTACGGAGAATGCCGTCAGTGTGGCCAGGTCCTCCCACCCACCAGTGTACTGTAAGGTGGCCCAGATGATCACTGCCAGGATGAAAGGGAAGTAGTAGATGTAAGGCACACGTGTGACCCAGCCCGCGAAGTAGGCCAGTCCATAACAGATGATAGCCGTCAACACAGTGCCAACCAGGAAAGCGAATGTCATACTGTCAAACAGTTGTTCATCGTAGAATGTGTCAGGTGATCCCAGGTCGATGCCCAAGTACAGGAACAGTCCCATCAGGATCGCGGCGAATGGTGCTCCGGGTATGCCGAACAGCACCGTGGGTATGAAACTGGAGGCCTTCTGTGCGTTGTTGGCACCTTCCGCTCCAACTATTCCTTTTACATTTCCATTACCAAATTTCTCTTTGGGGTTTGAGGCCACGGTGGCTCCGTAGGCCAACCAGTCCGCCATCGCACCACCCAGTCCGGGTAGCAGTCCTATGAAAGAACCTATGGCACCTCCCCTGATGCTGTCACGCCAACACCTCACGGTGTCCCGGATGCCCTGCGACAGATCCTGGAAACTGCCCTTGCCCGTTTGTATTGTGGTTGTCTTCTTCCTGTTGAACCATCTGTCCCACAGTTCGGGTATGGCGAACAGTCCCGCCACGAAAGGCAGTATCTGGATACCATCCTCTAGATATCTCCATCCCATTGTCAAACGAGGCACGTTATTGGCATCGACTCCCACCAGTCCCAGCGTGATGCCAAGCACGATTGCTAATACACTCCTCACGTATTTCTTCGTTGACAGGAATCCCACGGTTACGAACGCCAACACGACCAGTGCCCACAGTTCCGGTATGCCCATCAACATCACCACCTTGGTGTAGTAGGGTAGGAACAGGAAAGTCAGTGATCCCCACAGCAGTCCGTTCGCGGTGCTGGAGGTTATGGCGGCACTCAGGGCCCGGGTGGCCTCACCACGCTTGGCCATGGGGAAACCATCCACCATGGTTGCGGCCGCAGAGTTGGCTCCGGGTATGCCAAGTAGCACACCACTGAATGAATCACCGGTGGTTGATGAGGCAACTACTGCCACACAGAATATCACGCCCAGGTAGGGGTCGCCCACGAAGTAGGGCATGAATCCAAATAGTGTGATCAGTCCTGTCGTCGCTCCCGCGGCTGGTATTAGGCCGATGATCAAGCCGTAAACAATACCCGCCATCAGTATGGCAAGTTCCATATCGTATCTATTTTGGGGTTGATGTTGTGAACTTCTCTTGGAGCGTTACAACAATATTGTATAAATTAATTATGACGAAATCTATGTGCCCCATTTATTTCCGAACAAGTCCACGTGTAATCTGGGAGAGTATTTGTAGCCATGCTTCATGGCCATGTCGGCGACCTGTGTGGCAGTCTTGGCCTGACCCTCCTGTGTGGCGCCCACTGCCATCAAGTAGATGTCTCCGTTTACACCGGCCTTTGCGTATGCCTCCCTGGCCGCATCAACTTCCTTCAAATCATGTTCGTCCTGAACCACGAACTTGAAGTACAAGTGAGTATTTGGTATCTGCGAGTACTGTCTTGCCACGTCTGCTCTTATGGCCTT